TCTGTGCTGGCCTGGGAGGACTCGAGCTTGCCCTTCGCCCCTGGGCTCGAGGTGTGTGCCTGGTCGAGCGCGACGCTTTCGCCGCGGCCTGCCTCGTGGAAGGGATGGCGCAAGCGGCGCTGGATCAGGCTCCTGTCTTCGACGATCTCCGATCCTTCGGAGGCCGACGCTGGCGTGGCGCGGTGGATCTCGTCATTGCGGGGTATCCCTGTCAGCCCTTCTCCGTCGCCGGCAACCGAGACGGCCACGAAGACGAGCGCCACCTCTGGCCCGAGGTCTATCGAGTCCTTCAGGAGTGCGACGCGCCGCTCCTGTTCTGTGAGAACGTCCGAGGACACCTTTCGCTTGGGTTCGCCGACGTGCTTGCCGACCTTGCCGCCATCGGGTTCGATGTCGAATGGACTTGTCTCCGTGCGTCCGACGTGGGCGCGCCGCACGAGCGCGACCGATTGTTCTTCCTCGCGTACCGAGGAGAAGAAGGACAGCTCCTCCTCCGGAAGTGCGGCGTACTCGACGGCGAGCGGCAGGCACTCAGGCACGACGCTGACGGACAAGGTGCGGGAGTGGCCGACGCCGACTGCGCAGAGTTACGGCACGAACCAGGGCGGGAGTGCGGGGCGCGTCGGTCCGGTGCGTCCGAGCCTGGATACGATGGCGAGAAGCAACTGGGCCACGCCAATCGCGCGAGACTACAGAAGCGAAGCCGAGACGGGTTTCCAGGGCTCTCCTCCCCTTGGCCGCCAGGTCCTAACGACGCCGACCGCTGGCGCGAGTACCTCGCAGCCGGAGGCCCACCCCCGACTCAACCCGCTGTTCGTCGCGGCTCTGCTCGGGCTGCCGTGCTGGTGGACAGCATTCGATGTCTCGGAAACGCCGTCGTCCCCGCGCAGGCGCGGGCGGCGTTCCAAGAGTGTGCAGGGAGGGTCCTGAGCGTGCGCGCGAACGTGCTCGAGCGCGCGGTGCAGGAGGTCGGGTGATGGCCGATCCGCTTGCTGACATTCCCGCCCATGTTCGGGCGCAACTGAAAGTGCATTTCCAGTCGCGCGTGTCGACACAGAATCCGAACTCGTGTTGGATCTGGGTCGGCTCATTTTCAAAGCAGGAACCACGGCTCAGTTTTTCTGGTCGATCATTTGCGGCGCGCCACGTCAGCCTGCTTCTCGCTGGGGAATTTGTGGTGATGGGGGCTCGGGTCCGTTCGCGGTGCGGGAGCCCCTCCTGCTGCAATCCAGACCACCTGTATCAGCGCTCCATCAAACTGCCACTCGCGCGCAGGCCTCTGGCAAGCACGACACCCGAGCTTATTCGCCGCGTTACCCTGCAAGTCCGGTTGCGTCCAAGCGAACGCAAGCAGATAAAGGAAGCTGCGTCGGCCGCTCGGAAGACGCTCTGTCAGTGGGCGCGCGAGCAGCTACTCCTGGCTGCCACCCAGGAGGCCGTTTGAGCGCCACCTCCCACCCCGACGACGAGGCCACCGTGCAAGCGCTCTGCGCGATCGAGGACGGTCTGAACGCCTGGGAGGTCGAGTTCGTCGAGTCGGTTGCCGAGCAGGTGATTGACCAGGGCAGGCCGCTGACGGACGCGCAGCGCGAGAAGGCCGAGAAGATCATCGAGCAGAAGGGGGAACAGGCCGCGTGAGCAGGAAGGCTGATCACTGGGCTCCGCTCTTCGAGGGGATCACCACGAGCACGCGTCTCGCCGATCTTCCCGACCACGCCGCGCGCCTGTTCTACGTGATGCTCCAGACCAAGCTCGACGACTGGGGCAGGTTCTCTGCGGACCCGCGCAAGCTCAACGCGCTGGTGTGGCCGATGCTGAAGATGACCGACAAGGCGACGCTGGCAGCGGTCAAGGCCTGCCGCAAGGTCGGGCTGATCGAGATCTACGAGGTGGACGGCGAGGCCTTCCTGGTCAACGTCGAGCACGAGGAGAAGGCCGGACGAATCGGGAAGAGGGACCATCGGCGGCTCTCGGAGTTCCCAGATGTCTCCTCGTTGGCCCCTGCTGGCCCGGACTGGCCCGGTACTGGCCCCATCTGGCCCTCGCGCGTGGGCGCGCGCGCACGGCCGCGCGCTGCTGGGCTGGGCTGGGCTGGGCTGGGCTCTGCTGGGGGGAGTGCAGAGGGGGAACCTGCACCGGCGGCTTTGCCCGCGGTCGAAGCGAAGCCGCAGCCGAAGCCGCGCGCGGTGCCGACGACCACGCACCATCGGTTCATCGCCTGGTGGGCCGAGGAGTACCGCGCCGCCACGAAGAGCCAGGAGGCGCCAGACGGGCGCGAGTACCCGTTCCAGTCCGGCAAGGACGGCGCGCACGTGCGCGCGCTCTGTGGGCTCGCCAAGGACAACCTGGCCGAGATGCAGGAGTGCGCTCGGCGGCTGATGACCGACCCATTCTGGGCGGCCAAGGGATTCGACCTCGGCGTGCTTCGCTCGCAGTACGCGCGGCTGCTCGCGTCCGACCCGCGCAAGGCGAAGGCGAACGGCCACGCCCCCCGCCAGACCACCTACGACGAGAACATGGCCACGCTGGATAGCGTGTGCCCGAAGGGAGCTGCGAGCGCATGAACGCACGGGAAGCGATCGAGCGGCTCATGGCCGCGTTCCCCAACCAGCGGCAGGCGGTGAACACGCTGGCGCTGTACACCGAGAAGCTGGCGCACGTGCCGGCGGAGGACCTGGCGCAGGCGGTCGAGCAGTGCATCGAACACTGCACGTACTGGCCGAGGCTGGCAGAGCTCCTGGGACGCGCCAGGATCATCGCTGGCGCGCGGGTGATCCGGAGCGATGGCGCAGCCCGGCGCGCGCAGCAGCAGCAGGCGAGCGAGCGCTACGAGGGCATGGCTGCGGAGGAGGGGATCAGCGAGATGCCGAGGGTGTTCCGGGCGCCGTCTGGGTGCGCGACGCTGCGGCACGAGAGCTGGAGCCCGGACGAGTTGCTGTCGCCGGTGACTGGGAAGCAGTCGCTGCGGAACTCGATCCACGCCCGGGCGCAGATGGCGATGCGGGACGTGCTGGAGCAGCGGCAGGCCGAGGCAGCGGCCAGGAAGTCGGCATGAACGCGATGACCGAGCCTGCCCAAGATCTCGGCCCGCTTCTGGAGAAGCCGGTGCCGGTGCACTTCATCGGCGGGCCGTGGTGCGGGCTCACGGCGCAGACGCGCATGGCTGGCGAGGTGTGGGTGATCTCGGAGCAGCTTTCCGATCGGAAGCGCACGCACGTGTACCGGCGGACGGGCCGGATCGTGAACGAGATCGAGTTGCTGATGCACCGGGAGATCCGCGACGAGCGGAGAGGGGATTCTCCGCGATGAACCACGCCGGAGAGTTCGACTTCGACGCCGCACGCGAGCGCGAGATTGCGGAGCGCCGGCGCGGCGAGGGCATGGCGCGTGTGGAGGCGAGCACGCTGCGACGGGATCCCGGCTTCGAGGAGCGGGCACTGGACGCGGTGCGGGTGTACGCCGAGCAGCACGCGCAGTTCCTGGCCGAGGACGTGCGCAAGACATGCGAGACGCCGGAGGCGATCGACGCTCGCGTCTGGGGGCCCGTTTTCACTCGCGCGCGCAGCATGGGCTGGATCGAAGTCAGCGGCTTCGCACCGGCAAACAGCAGCAACCGATCCCCAAAATGTTCCTGGAAGTCCCTGATCTACCGAGGTGCCGCATGAAGGAATGGCTGACAAACGACGGCGAGAAGTCCCTGATCGAACAGGAGCTGCGCCGGCAGATCGGACACGCCGGGCCAGTCCACACCTGTAGCGCGGAGCCGCCCGAGTGGCTGTGCAGCCGCTGCGGGAAGCCGCTCCTCACCCAGGAGTTCGCCGACGAGACGCGCGCGAGCATGCGGCGCGTCCTCGGCGTTCCGCGTGGAACCGTGCTTCAGTTTCCAGCCGCTCTCGAGAACGGCGCGCTGGTGCTCCTCACCGCCAAGATCGAAGGCGACGGAGCAGTGGGAGAGTTCTTCCGAGCCGAATCGAGCTGCCGAGGTGCCACTTGAGCGAGACCATCACGAAGGACCCCGACCTGTACCGCACGCTCTCCGATCCCTTCGAAAGCCAGGGGAAGGCGAACGCCGCGTGCGAAGCGTTCTACGCAGACCTGCGCGCTCTCCGGGAGAAGCACCGGCTGCGCGATGTGTACGTGATCCTGGAGTTCACGGTGCGCGACGAGAAGGGCCAGGCGGACTCGATCATCACGATGCACTGCGGTGACGTGCTGCGCTCGAAGTTCCTAACCGCTTACGCGTTCGGGTCGGAGCAGCGGCTGGACCGTCTGCGCGTGGACGAGGTCATCAAGCAGGGAGCGGGTGGGGCATGACTGAGACCTGCCAGTACCAGACCGTCAACTTCGTTCCGTGCCCCATATGCGCGGGGACGTTGAAGCCGGGCGAGATCTGCAATGGACACCCGGACAGCACTTTGACTCCGTCCGGATCGTTCCGAGTCGACGCGCCGCGCCCGCTCACGTTGGCGGTCGAGAAACGCGTGAACAACATCGCAGAGGGTACCTGCGAGCAGATCGTGCGCGCGATGCTCTGCGGCGACAAGAAATCCTACCTGGCGCGGTGGTTCACAGATCGCGTCACGGAACTGTGCCGCATCGAGATCAGCGCCGACGTCATCGCTCAGCACGCGCGCGACCAGGCGTTCGATGAGGCGGCCAAGATCGCGGACGAGTGGTATCCGCAAGCGATCGAGGGCGAGCACAACAAACTCGCGCAGCGGATCCGCGCGCGGCAGACGAGCAATGCCAGGGTGGCGCAATCGGAAGCGCACTCGACGGTCGCTGCGGCGAAAGACTCGCAGCGGGAACGAGAGGATGCAGGTTCGAGTCCTGCCCCTGGTGCCAGCACCGACCCGATGACAGACCCGCGCAATCCGGTCTCGCACATCGACTGGAAGAAACGCTGCGAGTTGGCTGAACTTGTGCGCGACAATCAGCACAGCGAGATCGATCGGCTGCTCAACGACGAGGCGAATCTGCGCCGCGAGCTGGGGCACGAAACGCTGCGCGCGAACAAGCTGGAGACGTCGCTCCGCGGTGCGCGGTTGCAGGCGCAAGAGGACATCGCCAAGTTCTTCGAGGCGAGAGCCAAGTTCATGCCGCATGAGGACTTCGACGATCGTGAGGCCGCGCGGTACGTACGCGGCATGAACCTGACACCCGCCGCAGCGTGCGACGGGCTGGAGAGCGAGCGGCCGATCAGCAAGGCACCTGCTCCACCCGCCGAGCAATCGGACCGCTCGCTCTCGGACTGCCCGCTCTGCAAGCTGAGCGTGCCAGAGGCGCGGGAGTACGCGCGCGCTGCGATCGAACTCGCTCTCGCCGATCTCGAATGGCTGAAGCACTTCGGCGGACCGGAGTGGGCCGACAAGAAGACGCTGGCCCGCAAGCGATTCGAGACCGCCAAGGAGGCGCTGAAGAATGCCCCGCGCTGAGATCCGACCGACCGCTGGCGCGAGGCTGCTCGTGAACCCGAGGCCGCTGATCCAGGCGGCGCGGCGCGCGCGGAGGGCGTACGAGGAGGACCTCGAACTCGATTCGAACGCGAGCGCAGCGGAGTGGCATCGCAGGCGCGAGCTGCTCTGGACCGCCGTCGACCGCTACGAGGCGAAGCTGCGCAAGGGCGGGAGGAAGCCGTGACCACCGACGCAATCAGGAAGCTGGCGCTGGTGGCGCTGGAGCAGGACAAGGCGGCGACCAAGGGGCCGTGGTTCTGGAACGTCAACCTCAAAAGCAAGTCGATCCACATCGAAAGCGGCGGGCTCGGACACCGCTTCGAGTACGTGATGGACTTCGTTCGCTGGGGATTCTCTGGGGCGGCTCCCCGCTTCCGAAACAACGCGTACATCATGGCGCACGCGCAGGTATGGTCCTCGCCTGTGGTCGGACGCGAGCACCACGAGAACTGGTTTCGCTCTCTGGCGCACCCTGACGCAGAGTTCATCGCCTCCGCCCGCACCCGCGAGCCGCTTCTCGCACAGGCGCTGCTCGTGCTGCTGCCGTACGTGACGCACATGCAGGATTGCGGAGCATGGCAAGCGCAGCACAACGACGACGGCGAACTGCAATCTGGTCCGTGCTCCTGCGGCCTCGACACCGCGCTCGCCGCTCTCGGCGGGGAGAAAACCACATGAGCGCCATCGAGAAGGCCGTGATGTACATCAAGTGGAGGCTCGCCCAGATATGGGCACTGAACGTCGCGTTCCGCCTTGCGTTCCGCGCAATGCTAGATCGGCGCAGCGCGCGCGCGGCCATGTGGACATGGCGATGGTGGGTTACATCGTGGCACGCTATCGAGGTCGGACGCCTCCTCGGCTTCCCGAACTGCGCCTACTACGGAACGGACGGATATCTGCAACGTCGTCAGGCCAGAGCCAACAGGCGCTGGATCAAGGAAGCCTCGAAGAGCCGCGAGAGGGGAGGCGACCGTGGCTGACCGCAAGTGCATCGTGCGCGCGTTCGCCGATGAACCGCAGGTGATGTACGCCGTTCGTGGAAACGCGCTGCGCGTTGAGGTCACGCGCAAGCGCGGCGTCTACACGCTGAGCCTGCCGCGTGACTGTGTGTTTGAGTACGACCACGACGTTCTACTGAGACTGCGTGAGGCTTCCGCTGCGCCATCGCGCACATCACTTGCGGTTGAGTGGTCGCGCTGCAAGCGGATTGTCCTGCCGATCCAACCCAATCTAAACGAACCTGGAGGCGACTGTGGCTGAGTGGACCAAGGAACCGCCGCACGCCAGCGGCTACTACTGGATGCGGCATAGTCTGGCGTACTCAGAACGCAGATACAGTTCGCCGACGGTCGCGTACTGCACCGATGGCATCAGGTTCTATCCGAACTCCTCCTCCTTTGGCCTCGAAACGGCCCGCAAACGTAGCTGGGAGTGGTGGCCCATCCCGATCCAACTCCCTCCGGAGACCCCCAATGACCAAGCGGAAGACCGTCAGGAAGCGCAGCGACCGCATCGCCAGAGCCGAGCGCGCGGTGCTCAAGGCAGTCAGAAACTACGGGGCGCCCGGCTACCCGTGGGGCGCAGATAAAGTGAATGCCCTCGGGAGGGCAGTCGCCAGAATGCAATCCGCCAAGCAGAGGAGCAAGAAGTGAAGAAGCCCGTGAAGCCCAGCAAGTCGAGAGTGATCCGAAAGGCGCAGGCGATCCCGCCAGAACTGAGGCGCGAAGCCGCCGCCTTTGCCGCGCGCGACAAGGAGAATCGTAGAGCACGCACCGCGCGCGCCGACTCCTTCGACAGCCCCGACGGCCAGACGCAATCCTGCGCAGCGTGCGAGGCTGGGCCGCATCGGTGCGGGCGGCGGGAGATCACGGTGGAGGAGCGCGTGATGTGCGATGAGATAGTGGCGTTCAGATGGAATGATCCAGGCTCTACAACACGGTACGAAGATGCAGTTCGCGCCATTCTCAAGTCCCGAAAGGACCCCACATGAAGCTCAAGACCACCGATGACTCACTGACCGTCCCCATCCTGCTCTTCTTCGCCTACCAGCTCTGGCCCGAGCGGTGGGTGCTGTGGGTGGGGCTGGTGATCTACGGGCTGGCGTTCCTGGGGCTGCTCTCGAAGGCGGTCAAGGAGAAGCCCTGATGTGTCACGGCCAGATGCTCGGAGACGCGCTGCTTAAGGCCAGGCGCGACCACCGGATCAAGTGCAACTTCTGCAAACGCCCGATCATGAAGGGCCAGGAGTACCGCGAGAGCGTCTCGAAGGACGGGCACGAATTCATGCGCTGGAAGGCGCATTTGGTATGCGAAGCGATGTCGCAGGAAGCGAGCAACCTGAACTACGACGGCTGCTCCTGGGATCCGCGCGTAGAGGCGCTCGATGTGTTGCACCACGTGGGCTTCGCGGCGTTCAAGGCGAAGGTGCGCGCTTCGATGCAGCGGGTGCGCGAGGTGTTCGCGCGGAGGCGGTCAGCATGAACGAGATCAACCCCGAGCACCCGACAACGAAGGCGATGCACGACCAGTGGCACACGCTGATGGGCATCGTCCTGCACAAATACCGGGACGTGCTGCCGAGCCGTGTGCTCATCACCTCCGCCGACATCGCGGAGTTCGAGCGCGCCTGGAAGGGCGTCGGCGTGATCCTCGCCCACGACCATGCCGAGGGGCTCGACCTGCGCATCATCACTCAGACCGAGGCACATTACCTTGCGGCGACACAGGATAATCCCGGTGGCTGAGCAACGCGATCCCGCGCGCTACGCGACAACCGACGGACAGCCGCCCGCACCCGGGCACGAAGGCTACGACTCACCCGCGCCGAAGCCGATCGACCCGGCGACGGGCCAGCACGGGGCGTACTGGATCCTCAGCGAAGAAGAACGCGCCAGAGGATTCGTGCGACCCGTGCGTTGCAAGTACGTGCACGCGAAGTGCGGCCGCGAGACGCGCATGGGGCGCACGCTGTCCGAGACCTATGCCAGGGAGCCGAAGTTCTACAACGAGACGATGTGCGTCCACTGCCACCGACATTACCCGGTCGCAGAGTTCACTTGGAGCGACGACGGCCAGACCGTCGGGAGTTGAAATGAAGACGATGACGAAGAAGAAGCCCACCCCGCAACCGAAGGTAGAAGTGACCCGGCCAGAGCAGATCCGGAAGACGTTCTACGTCAGCAACACCCTTGGAGCCGAGATCCCCGACGGCTCGCAACGGTTCCCGTTCCCTTCCATCGGCGCCGCGAAGCAGGGTCTGTTCGCGGCGCGCGGTCGGCGCACCGTGCGCATCCGTGGAGGCGACAAGTTCACCGGCGGGTTCGGATTGCTCCACGACTGCGGCGAGGGCGCGAATGATCGAATCACGTTCGAGCCCTGGGGCGACGGGTCGCCGCACTTCACGCTGAAGCGCCGTGAGCCACTCTTCGACGCTGCACAGGAGTTGCGGGTGACAGTCCGGGGCATGACGTTCCACTTCATCGAGCCCTGGTACGTGCGGCTGTGGAGGTGGCTGGAGGGTGTCTGAACCCTTCACCGACTTCGACCGCGGCGTGCTCACCCTGCGCACCCCGGTCCGCCTGGGCGCAGACGCGACCGACCAGCTCTGGTGCGCGCACTGGGCGTTCCGCAACGAGCAGGGCCTCGGATTCTCCGTGCTGGAGAGCCGAGGCCCGGTCAATCGCGCCTTGTTCGCTGTCGCCTACTCGGCGCCCGTCAATGACCCAGCGGACCAGGCGCATGCGAGCTGCGACATGCTCGCGATGATCCCGATGGAGAACGTCCTCGGGTTCCTGGCGTGCAACAAGGCTCCGCCGGGAGCGTGGAGCATCGAGAAGGCGGCCGTTCCAGCATGAGCCCCGAAGCCCACTGCCCGAACTGCGGCTGCGCATTCGAGCTCTCGCCCGGCGAGCTGGCCGCGATCATGGGCAGCTTCAGAGCGTCCCCGCCGACCGAGGACGGACCGAAGTCCACCCGCTTCGTCATCAGGCCCGAGCTCGTCGAGCAGGACGGAGTGCAAGTGCTGCGAATCGTGCCGACGCCCCAGCCGAAGGGGAAGCCGACCCCGAGCTGAGCGCTCGGCGGACTGGCGACACGATCGGGGATGAGCTCCACGGTGGCGTAGACGTTCGCACTGAACAGCAGCGCGAGCAGGCCGACGAGCGGAAGCGCCGCTAGACCTCGTGCTCGCCGACGTCGTCCGGTGTCGACGAGCTGTCTCGGAGCCAGGGCAGCTTGCCCATCTTCGCGAGCACGCCCATGACCGCGCCGGCCACGGTGCACCAAAGCGTGAGCTTCGCGACCCACGGCGGCATCCCGAGGATCTTCTCCTTCGGCTGTTCCTGCGCGGCCTTCGTCTCAGGTTCCTTGGCCTCTGTCTCAGGTTGTGCCGTCTTCGTTTCAGGTTCCGCGGCTTTCGTCTCAGGTTGTGCCGACGAGCTGACCTCTGCGCTCGGCGGCTCCGGCCGCGCCGCGATGCTCGCGAGGTAGATCTCCTCGCGGCGCTGGTGATCCTCGTCGGCCTTGCGGTTGAGATCCCAGGTCCAGCCGAGGGTGAACGTCGTCGTCTCCGAAGACGAGCTGTTCGGGCGCAGCCCCGTGTACCCCGAGCTGTCGGTGTCACCGGTGCCGACGAAGGCGTGGAAATGGTCGGGCGCGAGGCCGTGGCCGCGGCAGGAGGCGAGCAGGAGCAGCGCGAGCGCGAGCAGGTACTTCATGTTTCCTCGGGTGGATCGGTCGGCTTCTTCTGTCGCACCGCCTTGAGCGCCGCGACGCCCTTCGCGCCGGTGTGCCAGATGAACGACGCGACCCAGCAGACGGCACCCCAGACCGCGGCGCGCACCATCGGGTGCCGCAGCAGCCAGAGCGCCAGCGGCACGACCAGCAGCAGCGCCCCGAGGAACTTCAGGGCCGAAAGCACGCGCTCCCAGTACCCGGGAGCCGGCATGTTCGGCAGGTTCGGCAGTCGGTAGCCGCCGGACGGCGCCTCGCTCGGGTTCTTGTCGACGTAGCTCTTGACCAGCGGGGGCGGCTGTGCCCCGTCCGGCAGCAGTGGCGGCCACTCGATGATCGTCGTGACGGTTCGCACGCGGACCTCGGGCTCGGGCTCGAGCGTCTGGTCGATCACGATGCCGCCGACTACCGCGGCGCCAGCGACGACGAGACCGATGGACCCGCCGATCGCGACCGCGACCCCGCCCATCACCGTCGAGAACATCGTGGCCGTCCCGTGCGAGCGGAAGCGGTGCCACTGCTGCTCCGAGATGCAGGAGCTCGTGCCGAAGACGAGGAGCAGCGCGAGCGCGAGTCGCCTCACTTTGCCAGCTCCAGCTTCGCGGTGCACAGAGCGCGAGCGGCGCACTCCGCATCCTCGCGCCGCGTGTAGGCCTCCGACTGGATGATGATCTCGCCGTTGGGGGCGCGCGCGTGGAAGTACCAGCCACCGGCGCCCTCAAAGACGATGACCTTGGCGCGCGTGCGTCGGCGGAGGAAGCAGGGGAGCCTCAAGACTTGTCCTCCAGCCGATCGAGACGGCGGCGGATCTCCTCGAGCTCCGTCTTGCGCGCGAAGGTGTCGTCGATCCCCGCCACCAGATCCTTCACCGCGCCGTTGATCTCGTTCCGCACGAACAGCCGCAGGTAGGCCACTCCGGCACCGACGACCACCGAGACGATCCCGAGCGTCGAGCCCGCCATCTGCAGCCAGGTAACGGATTCGCCCGGCACGTCAGGAGTCGCTCTTCGCCTTGGAACGGGACTCGATCGCGATCCACAAACCCCAGATCCCGATCCCCAGGGCAACGGCTGCGGCCGCGATCAGTAGTGGATCGGTGATCGACCGGAGGTATACGCGCACGCCAATGAGCGCTGCAAGAAACGTGTAGCTGATCGCCAGCGGGACGATGTGCTTCGGGATGCGATAGGTCTGCCTGCCGGTCACCGACGTGTGGAAGATCAGCACGAGCGACATGCCCACGGCGAGGCCCGCGCAGATGAGGCACAGCCAGTACAGCAAGTCGTTGACCATAGAACGGGCTCTCCGGTGACCTTCGAGCGGGCAGGCGCGCAGGATGCCCGACGAGCCGGGGTCAAGTCTCTTCGCGTACTACGCGAGATTCGGTGCTGCCCTAGTAGGCCAGCCACTTCCCGTTGAGGCAGGCCAGCTCCCGTGAGGTGTACTGCGAGTGGTTCAGCGACGCGCTGCCGTTGATGTTGCTGGCATCCTCCGCGGTGGTCGTCAGCGTGTGCCCGCTGAGCCCGTGCGCCGAGACCCGGATCCGGCGCCCCTCGCTCGAGGCGACCGGGGGCGCGACCAGCGCGACGTCTGCGCTCGGCCCGTCGACCACGATCTCCTGGTCCTCCGGCAGGATGGTGTAGGGGCTCATCGCCGCGGTGACGAGGGTGTAGTCCCACGTGTGGCGCTGGGCTGCGATCTCATTCGCCCTGGTGATCAGCGCGTCGTACCCGCTGGTGGCGCCGGTGATGGGTGTGATCAGGCTGGTGCTCATGGGTTCAGGTCTTCAGGCGGATCGCCTTCGTGCCGGTTGAGGTCTGGGTGCGGATTGGGCTCGCGTTCGGATCGGCCGTCTCGACGAGGTAGGCGCTGTACTCGACACCGTCCTTGCGGATGAGCAGCGCGCCTCCCATGCCCGCAGGAGCGTCGGCCTCGGCGACCAGGCAGAGATCCTGAACGTCGCCCCAGAAGTACGCGCGCAGCCCGTCGTACTGCGCCGGGAAGCTCTCCGGCGCGCGATCAGCGAACGAGCCGTAGGTCTTGCCAGGGAGCCCGCCCGGTCTGAGTTGGGTGGTTGCCATGTTCTACGGACGCACCAGCCGAACGCGCTCCTTGCGCACACCGCGCCGACGCGCCGCTCCGACGTGCGCGTAGCTCGACCCAGTCTGGACTTGGGCTGGCACGATGTCCGGGTCTTGTGCCCGCCCAGCAAACGATCCACAGCGGCGACCTGGCCATGCTCCAGGCGTGAGCCGTGTGAGCAGTGCGCGCTCGGAATCGACCGCGGTCGACCGGAACGGGCCGTAGCGACGTCCGGGGAGTGCGGTCGGTTGGAGTTGGGTGCGCATCTCATCAGGTGATCGTGAAGGAATCCCCGCTCACAGGCGCGGTCGTCAGCGCCGTGACCGTGAGGACTCCACCGGAGGTCGATGCCGTGATGTCGGTCGCCTGACCGCGCAGGTTCGCCGTGGTCGTGGCCTTGTCGAAGATCGCGATTCGTCCCTTGAATCCGTCGGTCACGACGGCCGCGGGGTCCATCGCCGAGGTCACGATGCTCGTGGTTGTCGAGCCCGAGCCGACAGTGCACAGCACGATCGTCTCCGCCGAGCGCTGGATCCTGTCCGCCGCCGTCGTGCTGCCGTCGATCGCGAGCGCGTCCGACTTCATGTTTCCGCCGGCCGTCAATGCCGCGGGGAGCCTCGCCTGAATGTCGGCGATCTCCGTGTCGAGGAAGTTGTCCACGGTGTCGAGAGCCGCGGCCGTCGCAAGCCCGGACTGGATCTCGGTCACCGCGCTGGCCGCGATGGCGTCGCCGTCGATCGCATCGGTGCCGATTGCGGCCGCCGTCACCACGCCAGAGGCCATCGCTCCCACGCTGGCGTCGATGCGACCGCTCACGAGCGCTGCCGGCAGCCGGGATTGGATGTCCTCCGTGTCGGCCTGGATCCCGTCTACCTCTCCCTGCAGCGTTGTGCCGGTGTCCACGAGGATGTCCGCGATCTCGGTCGCGATCTCGCCGAAGGAGCCACCGGCGACGTGCCCGGCCTGCGCTTCGTCCCACACCGCGTCGGCGATGGTTGCGGCGCTCGGAATGTCGCTGGTCGCCGCGGGACTCGCGGGCAGGTTGTTGGTCTTGGCCTGAATCGCCGCGACCTCGGTGTCCAGGAAGTCGTCGATGGTATCGACGCTCGTCTGTGTGGCACGGCTGCTCACCGTGGCGTTCAAGTTGTCGCCCACGATCTTGCCCGCCGTGCCCGAGCCGTACGCGCCCGGAAGCGCTGTGGCCCACGGATCGGCCGCGCCACCAGCGTCGTCCAGCTTCTTGCCAGCGCTGCCGGCGGTCTGGTGCGAAGCGTCCACGTCCTCGTCCCACACGGCGTCCACGAGCTCGTCAACCGCTCCGGTCGCGAGCGCGCTGGCCGTGATCGTGTCGGCTGCCATCGCCCCGACCGACGAGTCCATGCGGCCCGAGACCAGGGCGGCCGGTAGGCGGGTCTGGATGTTGTCGGTGTCCGACTGGATCGATGCGGTCTCGGCCTTCACCGCGATCACGTCAGCGGCGATCGTGGCGCCGGCCGCACCGGTGACAACCGCGCCGTAGATCGTGTTCGTGTCGGCCACGGGGTCCCCGATGGCCTGGCCGAAGGTGCCAGTCGTCTGGTGCGCCGTCGCATCCTCGTCCCAGACCGCGTCGGCGATCTCTGCGGCGGTGGGAGGCGTGCCGCCGCCCGCGTTGTCCGCAATCTCCTTCACCACCGAGCCAGCGACGGCTCCGGCATAGGTCGTGCCGCTGTTTGTATCGAAGAAGTCCGCGAGTGCTGCGGCGGTAAGCCCGCCGATCGTGCCGGTGACGTTCCCGCCGACGTTGCCGGTCACGCTGCCCACGGCCCCGGTGACGGATCCGACCGCACCGCTCACGCTGGCGACCACCTGATCCACGTCGATGTTCGTGGAGCTCAGGTTCTGCGCCGTGGTCGGGCTGCCGATGTTCGCCCAGTCCAGACCGGCCTCGCCACCGGACGAGACATCGAGCGTGCGGCCGGCGACGGTCGAGCGCAGATAGTCTCCCGAGGGCCAGATTTCGTAGGTCTGGGTACTGACAGCCTGCGTGGTCGCGGGCGCGAAGGTGATCGTGTCGCTGCCGGCGTTGAAGCCTGTGATCTGCCGCGCCTGCCCGGCGATCGTGCCGGAAGTGAACACGATCAGCGAGCCCACCCAGTAGTCGGTGTCGGCCTCGGTGCGCGCGGCGTCGACCATCGTGGTCGTGCTGCCGGAGTCAGAGGTGCCAGACGCCAGCGAGCGGATCTCGGTCACGCCATCCGCCGCAAGCTGCGAGGCCCCGAGCGCGTTGGCGGCGATGGCTGCCGCGTTGATCGCCCCTGCGGCGAATGTCGCAGCGTCGATCGCACCATCGGCGATCTTGGCCGCCGTGATGGCGTCACCCGCGATGCTCGTCGCGGTGATGACGTTCGCGCCGATGCTGGACACCGCGCACCCGGCCGCGGCCGTGATGTTCGTCGTGCTAGCCAGCGTCGCGTTGGGGAAGGTCACCGTGCCGCTCGCGCTCGCCGCGTCGTTGTCGATGTTCTTCACGTTCACGTCGAGGATGCCGGCCGTCGCGGGAGTGGCGACCGCCGTCCCGAGGATCTGCGTCATGCTCACGTCGAGCAGGTCCGAGCCGCCAACGATCGAGTCGTAGACGTTCGCCGGCACGACCACGAACTCGCGCCACACAGGCAGGTGCGTCGTGTTGTCGTGGCCCTTCACCAGGAACGGCCCTAGCGTGTCCGTGTGCGTCGTCGTCAGCGTGATCGGATACCATCCGTCCGCGTCGTGCGTGCCGAGCGTCGGCCCGGTCGCGAACGCGCCGTGGTTCTTGCTGATCTCCGTGCCGGCGCCGGCGAGCCCAGTCTCCTCCGTGTATCCGTCCGTCCGGTCGATGAACGGACCGAAGCGGGCGAGCACCTGTGTCGATTGCTTGAGCATCGTGGCCATCTAACAACTCCTCTGTCGGAACTGGTGCATAGAGCGAGGTGCCTGCGACTGAGTCACCACCTGCGTCATGATCTGGAAGCCGATCACGCCGCAGGGATCGTTGGTCGTCGCGACCGAACCGCCAGTGATCGTCCCCGGGTCGCCGGTCGGCGTCGCCGTCTGGATCTGCAGCGTCAACCCCGGCGTCAGCGCGACCGTGTACTCGGCGACAGCCTCGACCCAGTTCCCGCCGGTCTCTCCGGTCGCATCCCCGGTCGCGTTGTTGTCGTTCTGCGCGACCAGCGCGACCGCCAGGGCGCCCGCAATCGTCGTGGTCACGGTCGGCATCTGCGGGTCGGTAGCGTGCGAGAGGTGCGCGAACCCGTTGACGAGTTCGACGATCGTGCCCGACACGCGGCCCGTGAAGGAGTAGAGGCGCGCGGCGCGCTGGGTCGTGACCGACGGCGCGCCGAATGCGACGGTCGCGCCGCTCTCGGATCCGTCGGCGATCCGACCGAAGACCCAGTGCCGCGCGATCGTCGTCTCGATCAGGTGCGGGCCGCTGAGCAGGGTCCACCCACTGGGCGTGCTCGGCGCCGTGGCGTCGCTCTCCCAGAAGACGTGCGCAATGACGACGTCACCGGCGGCGACCGTGGCGGGGAAGAGAGGCGAGAGCGCGGCCCCGCTCGTCTCGGTTGATGCACCAGAACCCTGCGATTTGTAGGTGATGGCCACGCTAGAGGTCAGTCCTTAGCCAGATCTGACCGACGACCGGGCTGCTCGGATCGCTGGTTCTTGCCTCGATGAATGTGGACGTGCTCGCACATGCGAACCCGATCCCTGTCCAGTCCGGGAACCCGACGAACCCGAGCGCGCCTCCGCTCCCGGATCCAGGCCCCCATGTGCCATCTCCGCGCAGCACGTCGCCCGCGTCGCCCGAGAGCTCCACGCCGCCGACCGAGCCCGCCGCTGCGCGCGGCAGATCCTGCGGAGCGATCGGCTTCCCTGTGCTCACAGCGTGTACCGGTTTGCATCGATGTAGCAGTTGATGGCGCTGGCGGTCGATGCGAACGCGCGGATGGCGGCCGCCCCGTTGCCACGAAGGATCGGCAGCTCGAAGGTCGACTTCGGCGGGATCTGCCAGCACAAGGCATTGTTGGCGCTCGTCCCCGCGAACTGGATCGTCAGCGTGACCGTCAGGCTCTCGTCGGTGTTCGAGGCGACGATGCGCACCGCGTCGATCTGCGAGCTGCCCGCGATGCATGTGTAGAGCAACGTGCCGGGAGTGGCCGTCGCGGCAACCGCGATCGGCGCGCCGCTGGTGAGGAATAGAAGATCACCTTGCGGCATGAATCATGCTCCTCCCCAAGCGAACCTGGTGAGCCCGTCGCGCTGCAGCGGACTGAGCTCGCGACGCTGGCGTGGAATGCGCGAGAGGCGTGTGTGAAATCTGGTGATGCGAATCTGGTAGCTCGGGTCGGGGCGCGTCGCCGTGATCCGGAACTGCGGCTGCAGCAGGAACTGGATTCCAGGCGTGTAGGCGACCCACGGACCGAAGACGGTCTGCTCTGTCGCCCAACGCCATTCGATCAGCACCGTGCAGTTGGCTGGCTCGCCCACGAGCACGACAAGCGGGCCCTCGACGGTGCGCCGGCCGGCCATCGGATCGTCGAGCGCCAGCGTCCATTCGTCGGCGCGCAGCGGCGGCACCTGGTCTACCACCACGAAGGCCTCGACGTAGAAGCGCTCCGGCGAAACCGTGTGGTCCGAGGGCGCGGTAGCCGACCACGCAGTCACGTAGCTGCCCTCGAGGTCGCTGCCCGAGAACTCGAGCACCTTGCGGCCATCGATCGTGCTGACCTGCAGGCCAGTCAGGATGGGCGGGAAGAAGCCTCCAGCGACCCAGCCCGTGCCGTAGTCCTCCCATGACTGGTCGGCGAAGATCTCGGTGTCGAAGAAGTCGGGGTACGTGACCGGCTCCGCGTCCGCTGCCGCCGGGTCGAAGGTGTCCAGCAGGACCGCGCTGCTGTACTGCCCGCGGCTGTCGCGGCTGCGCACGTACAGCGGCGGCTGCTTCTCGCCGCGCACGTTCACCGCGCCGCTGGCCCAGTTCGTTGTGTCGACCGTGGTTTGCCCGGCCGGGATGAGCGCCACCGGCTGTCCAAGGATCCAGCCGCCGCGGCGGATCTCGAAGACCAGCCCGCGCGCATTCTCCGGGGGCACGATCGTGTAGACCGCCCGGGCTAGGTCCATGGTTGCCGTGAAAGCTCTCGGCGGGTCAGGGGGCACCGAGACCCCACGGCAGACACCGCGCATGCGCGCGCACGCTTGGGGGCGCTGCCGCGCGCCACCAATGCTCTCCGGCTGCAGCGCGAATTCGTAGACATTGCCAGGCACGCTCTGCTCGGGCTCCCACTCGAAGCTCTGCGCGTTGCCCTCCGCCACGCCGATCCGGTCCCATGGGCCGCTGTCACTCTGGCGGGCGTAGAGCACCGTGCGCGCGAGCACGCGCTGCGTGGAAGGCTCGTTCGCCCATGACAGCAGGAAGCTCGAGCGCCAGGCACCGTCGCTGGTGAGCCGCAGGTTCTCCTTCACCTCGGACGGCGTCGGCTGTCCTGGAATCGAGCTGGCGCCCAGGGGCGGCGAGCTCATGAGCACCATGCTCTGCGGCAGGTCGCCGGGCAGCGCGTCGACGTTGTAGACCGCTTCGTCGTAGCGCACTGCGCGCACCACGTGCTCCATGGTCTCGTTCGAGGTGATCTCGATTGCCTGGACTAGGAACTCCTCGCCGTCCTTGAACAGCACGTAGAGATCGTCCTTCGCCGGCGCGATGGTCAGCGCGGAGACGGTGATCGGCGTGCCGGCGAGGTAGGTGCCTGCCCCCGAGGTGACCAGCACCGTCTCGATGTGGTCGGAGACCGAGCTGCCGGAACCTGTCTGACCCGACGAGTTCGCGCGCACCCGCAGATAGTAGGTCCCCGTTCCGGACGTGCCCCCGCTTCCGAACCCGAGCCCTGTCCCGTCCGGGAAGCCGTGGAACCCGACCACACTGCTGCCGCCGGATCCGGGCTCAAGCGTGATGTCCCGGTCCAGGAAGACTGATGTCGTGCTGGAGCCCGCGGCGACGCGGCCGCTCTTCCCCCAGGGGACGATGTCGTGCGCGATCCCGAAGACGTCGCCCGCTTCCAGGGCGAGCTGCTCGAACCCGGAGCGGAACTCGATCGTCTGCGTGAGCAGCCTGTTCACGGCCAGCATGTACTGCAGATGCCGCATCACCTGGCTGCGGCGGGTCACGCCCTCCAGTTCAAGGCTCTCCCGGCGCAGGTCGTCGGTCGAAGACGTGGAGTCGAGCGCGGGGTCGTCCAGCGTGGCCGTCGAGCGCGCGTAGTTGAGGTCCTCGTCCAGGAAGTCGCACGAGTAGCTGTTGGGCTGGTCGAGCTTGTCGCTGTACTCGATCTTGAAGGAACCGGGCTTGATGCTGGCGTGGCCCACCAGCGCCACCGTCGCGCGCGGGCGCTCGCACCGCACCGTGATCCGCCCGCCCACGAGCTGCGGCATCGCGCGAGCGCTCTGGCAGATCTTGATCAGCGTGTCCCAGACGTTCGAGAACGTGTCCGGGTTGAAGTTGCACTGGAAGCGCGGCTCGCGCCCCTCGATCGTGCCCGTCAGCGTGGCTGCCAGCGACGTCGTCAGGTACTGCCCGTCGGTCCAGGGGTCGCCGTAGGTTGCCTTGTCGTACCGCAGCGTGATCACCCAGCCGCCTCCAGTGAAGGCCACTGCGGCGATCTCGAAGCCGGTGATGTTCGACGTGTTGAGGTCGACCGCGTAGGCACCCGCGGGCGCGGGGATCCCGGTGAAACCGATGAACCGGCCCACGGTCCAGTAGCTCGGCGGCACCGCGACCGCCGGACTGACGCGGAAGTAGACCTCGATGCCGCCGGCGCCGCTGAGCAGCGTGCTGTCGTACCGCAGGTCATAGACGCTGGAAGTCGTGCCGCCCTCGTCGATCGACTGCCGGTTGTACTGGCGCCCGTCGAAGATCAGCTCATCGCAGTAGTCGGCCCACTCCTTGAACGCGGTCAGGTCGACGTCGTCGAAGGTGAAGTCGCGCCCGGCCCCATAGCGCGTGTTGGTGATCACGTCGAGCGCGATCCACGCCGGGCACTGGCTCCACCGGTTGACGATCGCGCTGCCGTCCCACACCGGTACCAGGCGCCCATCGACCAGCACGGTGTAGTCGGGTGCGGTGCTGTTGAGCTGCTCTGTGGCCTTGATCTTGACCGCCAGCAGCGGCGTATTCGGATAGGAGAGCTTGTCGTCCAGCTTCCCGTAGAGGAGCCGCCAGACCGAGTCGTCCTGGATGCGCTGCGAGGTCGACTTGAGGTTGAGGCGCACGACCTCGACCCGGTAGCGCGCGCGCTTCAGCGTGGCGCCGAAGCCAGCGAGGTAGACGTGTCCGGGCTGCACACCGCTCGTGCCGCCCGTCACCGTCGCGCTGTTCCCGCGCGGACTGAAGTCGTCGGCAGGGCTGGTGTCTTCGAAGTGCCAGCCGGCCACCAGGGTTGCACTGCTCGCGTTCTGCCTGCCCGCTCCGAAGGCGTAGTCCTGACCGATCTCGGTCGGAGTCCACTCGCGGTTGTCGACCACGAACTCGTCGGCGAGGCCAGGGCAGTAGGTGTTGGCCAGGTTGAACAGGCGCGCCGAGCGCATCAGCTCGATCGCGCCGCCCGTGCCGATCAGCTTCAGCGACGCCACGTTGGTGAGCATCGTGCGCACCAGCACCCCGTTGACGTAGATCCGGTAGCGCGCGTTGCCTGCTCCGTCGTCCAGCGTGTAGGTGAACGCCATGTGGAACCAGGGCGTCGTGCTGGCGTAGTTGTCGAGCGCGAAGCCCAGCGATCCGTGGATCTCTACCAGGTTCGAGTTGATGTGCAGCGTGGGTGTCCACGCCCAGATCGGCCCGCCACCGCCGATGTCGAAGAAGGTGCGCTTCAGCCCGTACCCGTAGCCGCGTGATGGCCCCGCGCTCGACTGCTCGATCAGCGGGCGGAACGCGACGGTGTTTCCCTCGGGCAGATTGTTGAAGCGCGCCCAGCCGACGAACGTGAGCGCGGTGATGTTCACGCCAGCGGCGAACGAGGCAGGGAGGTTCGGTGTCGCGCTCGTCGCCGCGAACTGGTTCGCACCGGTGCAGTCGAGCGCGCGGCCAGCCGTCGGAGCGGACCACGTTTGCGGACCGTAGAACGCGCCCGCGAACTCGTGCGTGAAGCTCTGCTGCGTGTGCGAGGTGAGGGTGACCTCGGGCGGCACGTACACCCAGCCGTCCCCGTTGTCGCCGCCGGCGTTGATGGGCGAGCCGCCGGAGTCGAGCTCCTTGTACCGGACCAGCGACTGGAAGTAGGCGTCGGTCACCCCGCCCACCGCGCTGATCGCGTAGAGCCCGCTCGGGAACTCGATCACCACGCCGTACTGGTCCGCGGCGGCCGTGAGATCGAAGGTCGCGCCGTACGTGTCCCAGACAGATTGCGCGCCCGCAGAGTTCGAGTTGTAGGGGACGGCCACTAGGTCCAGACCGGGGTTCAGCGTCGCGTTGGTGTCATCCGTCGTCTCGAGTTCGGTCAGCGTGGTGCCGACCGAATAGTCGGTGGCCACCAGCTCGAAGCCGGGAATGGCCTCCTGCTCGTTCGATCCCAGGCGGACGTGCGCCTCGATCCCGTCGAGGTTCGCGAGGTTGTTGCCGTTGACCTGGATCCCGGTGGGCAGCGCGTTCGTCGGGCTGTCGGACTGGAACGGCGCGCCAGGGTCGTTGTCGATGAGCTTGTCCCCGATCGCGCGGATGGGGCCCTCGCCGAAGCCGAGCAGCGCGTACAGATCGCTCTCGCCCTGGGCATTGCGAGTCACGACGAACTCGTCGAGCACCTGCGGCGCGACGCGCAGCCGGCCGTAGATCGGCGCCTTCGGCTGGCCCTCGATGCGGTTGTTGTGCAGCCCACTCCAGCCGTACTGCGTGCTCCGGTCGTCCTTTCGCTCCTTCGGACCCAGTACCTTCCCGATGAGCTGGTAGAGGATCGACGCGCCGATGGTGATGAAGATCTGCGTGATGAGCGGGAGCGAGGCGAGGGCCGGAGCGCTCGGACGGATGCTCTCGTCGACGACGTCGCCGGGCTGCAGCAGGCGCTCGAGGTCCGGCTCGTGCTGGCCGTTGACCGCGCACCAGAGCCCGTCGAGATCCGCGTGCACAGCGTCGCGCAGACGCAGGCCATCGCGGAAGGCGACGTTGCTCGAGCTCATCCCGATCGCGGAGACCCAGACCGGACGCCGGCGCACCAGGACGGGCGGATGCGTCACGGGCCCCTCCGCAACACGTCGGTGTACTTGCCCAGCTTCCTCAGCGGCACGGCGCACGTCCCGCGCCGCGGCAGCGCGGTGAACACGATCAGGTCCTGCCGGTTCACCAGCGTCGCCACCCAGGGCTCCGGGTGCACGCCGTAGACCACGTCTCCGACCTCGCTCGGCCAGCGCAAGTGCTTCCAGCTCGAACCGTGCCCACGCATGAGAGCCAGCGCCGCGTCCTTCTCGAGCGGCAGCTCCTCGGCGCGCAGGTCCGGGAAGATGCGCCCCAGAGCCGCGCGCGCCGCCCACAGGCAGTCGACGCCGTCCCAGGGATCGACACCGCCAGCGCGGTATGGGAGCCCCAGGATCCCGCGCAGATCGACCTCGGTGGATACGCCCATCTCAGTTCGCCGTCCCCTGCGCGATTCCAGGCTGCGCGCCGAAGCGCAGCGGGTGGAGCTGGACGAGGCCGCGCGCGAGTTCGTCGAGCCCGCGCTCATCGCAGGCGCTCAGCGTGCGCGAGCAGAAGGAGAAGCCGGTGCCGACCGTGTCGCCCGGACTGGCCGGGATGATGTAGCCGCACTCGACCCCCCCGTAGCGCACCTGGCAGTGGTTCGCGACGTAGCGGTTGGCCGGGAACGGCAGCTTCTGCAGGTTGACCGCTCCCAGGGTGAAACTGGCGATCGTGTCGTCGACCGCGCAGCCGGAGATGCGGCCGCGCCAGGACACCTCGGCGTTGGGGTCTGCCAGCGCCTGCACGTGCACCATGCGGATCACGGCCTCCTGCCCCACCAGGCCGGCGTGCTCGTTCAGCACGACCATCATCTCGGCGGTGACGTTCGCGACGTTGATCGTCAGCGGGCTCAGGTCACCCTTGCTGCTCTGGCGGAAGTCCCCGAAGGCCAGCGGGAACGGCGCGTAGGTCAGCGGCGCGCCGGTGCTCGACTGCCCGCGCGCGACCGCCTCCGGGTAGCTCGTGAGTCGGTAGCGCGTCGGAGGGCTCGTGGGGACCTCCACGCTCACCAGCCAGATCAACGGCTGGCTCGCCTCGAGCTGCGCTTTGGCCGCGGCGAGGATGGTGGCCGAGAAGTCCTTCACGGAACCGCTGTCCTAGCGGCTCAGGACCTGTTTCTGGCCTCCCGTACTACGTGGGGAGAGAGACCGGCGCCGCCCGCTTCCCAACGCACGGCGCCGGCCAGGAGATCTCCCGCAGGGCTTCCCCCTCGGGCTACCGTCAGCAGAAGACCTCCTCGATCTCGATGTCGAAGCTCTCCGCCTGCGGTGCCAGCAGCGAGTAGCGCAGCGTGTCGTCGCGGAAGCGCGCGCTCACAGACTCGCCGTCGGGCGTGACCCAGGTGAACGGGATCTGCGCGCCCTTGTGGCTGTCGAAGAACGCGAGCAGCACGCTTCGCTCGTCGGGTGTGCATGCCCGCGACTGAATCGACCAGCGCCTGCGCTGGCGCAGCGCGCGCGAGATACGGTTCCGGTGCCCCGAGTCGTAGGGGTGCACTACCGAGTAGGCCGTGCGCCGGATCGCCACGGGCCACTCGTGGGGACAGGAGAGCGTGCCAGTCTTGCCCGTGCACTCGCTCGTCATCGCGATCGAGGCCTGGTCCTCCTCGGGGATGTCCGTGGCCGAGGCGACGTACAGGTCCGTCCATGTGTCTGCGCGCACGGTGCCCGCAGGGATCACGGTGGCGAAGCCCTCGACATGGCCGCTCCGCGCGACGGCGCTGGAGTTCGTGATCACCTCGCCACTCGCCTGGACCTGCGTGCTCGACAGCACGGCCACCTGCACAACCCAGCCGGTGACCGTGACGCCATTGATCTTCGCGAGGAGCTGCGTCGATCCGTTCGACGGCGCCATGGGCCCGATGTTCTTGACCTGGAACTCGAGCGTGTTGCCCGCGGCGATGTTGAGCGAGTAGGTGGCCGGCGTCCCGATCGCCAGCGTGCACCACGGGACCGCCGTGCCGGCCGCGTTGTAGTAGGTCAGCTTGGCGCTCCAGACCGTGCCGTTGTATGTGACCGCGAACTTCCAGCCAGACACGAAGGCGCCACTGCCGGTTGGCAGGAACGATCCGCGCGCCGCGAGCGCCAGCTCGACCGTGCCGCTCACGTACGCGACGTTGAAGAGCATGCTGCGGTAGGACTCGTAGATGCTGCTCGCCGGCCGCGTGCTCAGACGGTCCATCGTGGCGGCCGTGGACGAAACGCGGTTGTTGCCAGCGTCGCGGGCGAGCTCGCGCGCGGTGCCGCCGACGGGCATGCCCCAGATGTCCCCGCGGAAGCCGCATGCGAGCCAGTTGCCCACCTTGGCGTTGTTGTCCGTCGCACTGCGGCCGATCGCTGCGTTGCTGCGCTCCCACTCGTCGCGGTGGACGGTGTCCCCGCTGGCGCCGTCGACGATCTCGAAGAAGGACATCGCGGTCGCCACGCGCAGGCCCCCGCCGAGATCGAGATCACTGTAGGAACCGAACGCCGCGCGCCCCGCGGCCGTGATCTTCGAGCCGCTCGAGTCCTCGTAGGGCGCGAAGGGCAGGATCAGCGCGTCCGGATCGTCACCGGACACGAACGGGTCCACATTGGCGACCTGCGCGGTGAGCACCGGGTTCCCGGATCCGTTCGTGGTCACCGAGAGCGCGAGGATGCGCTGGAGCTGCACCGAGTCCGGCATGCGCCAGCCCGGCATTGCGACGTCGGCTGGCACAGACGCGAGGACCGTGGGTGTCCCAGCGGTCACGCGCAGGAGCAGGAACTCCGCGACGCCGGTGTTGTCGTTCACCAGCAGGAAGAAGTACCCGCTGCAGTTCGAGATCCGCTCGGCCAGCGCCGTGTCCGTGTAGGAGCCGCCGCTGATGCGCACGCCCACGCCCGCGCCCTTGAAGCTCGCCACGCCCGGCGTGCCGGCCAGCGTAAAGAGCGAGAAGCACCCGCGCGCCGTGCAGTCGGCAGCGTAGTAGCCGCGCGCCACGGCCCAGCACATCTCCTGGGTCCCGTAGGTCCCCAGGGTCTTTGCGAAGGTCGCGACGCGCGAGGGGATGGGGGTATCGAGCGGCACGCTCTGACCCGCGCCGAAGTATCCACTGAAGAGGTTGCCGATCCCGCACGTAATGGAGTAGCTGCCGAGAGTGTAGGTGCTCGCCCAGGGGACCAGGCGTGCATACCACCCAGGCAGGAACTGCCCGTAGTGCGTGGAGTTCTCGGTGAAGGGATCGTCCTTCGGGAGGATCTGGACCATGCCGCTCGCGGGGCATCGTTCCACGCGCGGGCGCGTGAGGGCGCTCGCGTACTACGGGAGGGAAGGTGGCCAGTGCAGGCCAAGAGAAAGAGCCTTCCGGGGCTAATCGGAAGGCTCTTGAAAGTCGCGGCGAACCGCGGCAGTATCGATCTTGCGGAGAACGACGAGGGCATACTGCCCATTTCGGGTCGGGCGTTCAAGCAGCAAGGTCACCCGAAGCTGCTGAGAACAACCTTGGGTGCTAGCCCGGCCGATCCGTGAAGGCAGCCGGCAACGTCGTTGGGGGCTAAGTGCCGCGCGCGACGCGAAACAAGGCGCGGCAGGTCAGACCGCCTCACCGTCTAGCGGGCCCGTCCTGCTGGGGGGTGGGGGGGTCGTGAGCCAGGGTGATGGCAGGCCCGGCCTCTCCGTCCGTTCCAGAGGCATGGCCATCCGCCCGCGCCCTCGCGTACTTGCACGATCGTAGATGTGCGCATAGGGTTGGTGGCATGCCCGTAGTCTTCATCATCGCCCCCGGTCGCCTCACAGACGGGATGATCCTGGAATGCCTCATCGCGAGTGTGCTCTGCTCGATGCTCTGCGGGTTCGCAGGACACGCTCGAGGTCGGAACTTCGCAGGATGGTTCTTCCTGAGCCTCTTCCTGATCGGACCGATTGCGCTGCTGTTCGTCCTCGTGCTGAGGCCGCTGACGAAGAACGTGGACCTGCAGCGACTGGCGGATCACGAGCTACGCCGGTGCCCGACCTGCGCCGAACTCGTGCGTTACGAGGCATTGAAGTGCAGGTTCTGCCTCGCGGATCTGCCCGAGGAAGGGGTGTCCTTCCGCGTGGATGATGTCAGTCCAGAGGCACTGCGCGCGCGCCGCGAGAAGCGCTCGACGGGCTTCTCTTGGAGCTGAGCTAGCGCCCCACGCCCTGCACCGCATCGCGCAGCGCGCGATTGCTCCCTCGCACCAGCGCCGAGGTGATTGCCCGCTCGATGTTCGGCATCTGGGACATCACCACCTCGGCAGCGCCCCTCGGGTCGAGCGAGTGCGCGCTGAGCTGGATCATGGGGTTGATGTTGATGACCGTGCCGCCGCCCTGCCGCCTGCCGCGGAACTCGACCGGGATGCCGCGGCCAGCTCCGGGAAGGGGGACGACCGCCTCCGCGCGGCTGGCGTTGTCACCGATCATCGCCATGCGCGGTCCGTTGGTGACTCCGCCGCCGCCCGCGAAGCTCGTGAGCCCGCCGGGGATCACGCCACCGCGCGCGAAGCCGAAGAGTCCGCCGAGGCCACCGAGCGGACCGGCACCGCCGCCGAGTATGTCATCCACCCCGGTGATGGCACCGGTCTGGATCGTGACCGACCTCGCCTTGATCGACACGTTGTCCTTGTCCTTGCCATGGCCGGTGCCGAACAGCCCTCCCATCAGGTTGTCCATGATCAGGCTCGAACCCGAGTCGATCACGTTGCCGAGGACTCCCTTGCCGAACTGCTTCAGCGCGTCCTTCCCGCTGAGCTCGCCCTTGAATAGGCCGGACAACGAACGCGATCCCTCGTCGTGGATCGACTCGAAGAGCGCGCGGCTGGCCTCCATCATCCTGTTCGCGGAGTCCGAGTAGACGCGCAGGGCCTCGTCCATGCCCTGCTTGAAGCCCTCGCCAATCCCGATGGCGTCTCGGCGCACTTCGAGAATCAAGTCGTGGATCTTGGTCATGTCGCCGTTCGCCGCGTCGAGCGCGCGCTGGTTCAGGATCTCGTCCAGACGCTCGGAGCCGGAGCGCCGAGAGCGCGCCAACTCGGCCTCGACAGCCAGACGCGGTGCCTGCATCCGCGTGATCTCGCGCTGCGCCTCCGCATCGGCCCTCGCCGCCTCAACGAGCCTCTGCGAGATTTCAAGCAGGTCGGCGCGGCCGCGGTACTGCTCGACATTGGCCGCGCGCGCGCGCGCGGCGTTCAGCTCGATGGCCTTCCCGTCGAGCTGGTCGATCCGGAGCGTGAGCTCGGCCACACGGTTCGTGTCCCCGCGCAAGCGCGCGAGTTCGATCTCGGAGGTCAAGGCCTGGCGTCCAGCCTGCAGGGCCTGGCCCTGGAGCGTCATGCGCTCGATGGTGTTGCGCGCGGCAGCGGCCCGCGTCATCTCGGCGATCACGGCGCGCGCCTGCGAGAGGAACCCCGTCCCGCTGATCCCGAAGAGCTGGAGCTTGGCGATGGATCGCGTGAGAGACTGCTCCGCACCCTCGATCTCCAGGCGCTGCTTCGCGTAACCGGCTCCGGCCTTGGCGGACAGGTCGGCCGAGAACGCCTGGGCCTGCTCGATCGCCCCGCTGAGCTGTGCGATTCGCTGCAGCGCGGCCGAGCTTCCGGAGTCGAGCTGCCCCGCCTTCAGCGAAGCCTTGTTCGCGAGCGCCGCCTGCAGCGTGACCAAGTCCTGCTCGACGGTCTTCTTGGTCGCGGGGTCCACCTCCACGCTGAGCATCAGCGGCCCGAGGCGCGTCGCGAGGTCCTCGATCTGGCGCTTCAGGGGGGAGTCGAGGTCGAGGGCCTTCACGGTCTTCACGACCGCCGACAGCCGCGCATCCAAGACCTCGGTCTTCTTGGCCGCCTGCTCGATGGCGTCACTCGAGCCGGTGAAGAGTCCGAGCAGCAGGCGCGGACCTTGCAGGAAGTGATCCCCGATCATCTCCTTCGCGACGCTGTAGGCCCCGCCGAGGCGAGCGAGCTGCGCCGACTCTTCCTTGCTGATCGCGACCTCCTTCTTGGCGAGGTCGATCGCGCCGGTCCGCATGGCGTTCAGGGCATCGAAGTAGGCGGATGCGTCGTCCTTGGCGCTGGCGAAGACCTTGTTCCCTTGGCGCGACGTGCCGGCCAGCACATCAACGATTCCGCCGTCCTGCTTGGCTAGCTCGCCGATCTGGGCGAGGATCGAATGGAGATCCCGAACCCCGTCCGCTCCCGCGGAGGTGTCGACTCCGAAGGCACGCAGCTTCGCCGACAGGTCGCTCGTGGGCTTCGAGAGCTGCGACATGAACTGCGACAGTGCTCCAGCCGCCTCGGCGAGGCCGCCTGCCTTGTCCGAACTGGCAGCCAGCGTCGCGGCCACGTCCTCCAGGCTGACCTTGGCGACCGTCGCGCTCGGCGCAACCTGAGCCAGCACGCTCGCGACCTCCGTCATCCCGGAACCCGTCTTGCGCGATGTCGCGTAGAGGATCCCGAGGACGCGGTCGGTATCAGCAGCGGTGAGCCCGAACGCCTTCGCCGCGTCGGAGAGTCCCTTCGTCAGATCGGCCGCGTTGCCACCACCCACATCGACTCTGGACGCAGCCAGCACCTTCCCAGCGACGGCGACAGCTTGCTGCTCGTTCTGCGTCAGGAAGCGGAACGCAGCGGCCATCGCGTTGGCGACTTCGACCGACTCCGCTCCCTCGAGCTGGAAGCGACGGGCGGCGGCTGCCACCGCGTCCATCTCCTCCTTGGTCAGATTCGCGGCCACATGCACCGTTGTCATGGCCTTGGAGAAGTCGAGGGACTCCTTCACCGAGACTGCCATCGCGGTTCCTGCAATGGCGACCACGCCCGCCGCGACACCGATCACAGCGAGGGTCCCGCCCGCCGCGCCAGCGGCCACTTCCATCTCGGTCAGTGCCGCCGTCGCGTCTCGCAGGGCGCCAACAGCGACGCCGCCGAACTTGCCCATGTTCCCGGCCATGGAGAGCAGCTCGCCGCCGGCGCGCCGGGCAACCGGCACCAGTTTCGTCAGGCTCTTCGAGATCGCCTCCGGCCCCTTGCCGGCCGCGTTCCCCGCATTGGCTGCGTTCTCGAGCTCCTTGTTGCTCTGCTTGAGAGCGGTGACGATCTTCCCGGCCTGCGCCGTGACCATGTCCTTCAGGACGGCCTCGATGACGAGCTGCTCGGTTCCCTGTTCGGCCATGGTCAGTCTCCAGTGCTCTCAGGCCGCAGTGGCCCGCGTCCGCGCGCGCGGCGCAGTGCCGCACGCTCCTCCTCGATCTGATTCCGCTCCGCGTCGATCACGCCTACCCAGCGCGAGAAGCCAGCGACCTGGTCCTGCATCGCGCCCGCCGCTGGCAGGAACCCGCGCTCGAGGTCGTGGTAGGCGCGCATGAGCGCGCGCGCCTCGTCGCTGATGACCTTCCGCGGGCACCGGTAGAGCATCGCCTTCCCGCTGCCCGCGCAGCGCTTGCAGTCCGCGCCCGCCCCGTCGCATCGTGGACAGGTCACGGTGAATACAGCCTCCGACGCCGGCGCGTCGCACCCCCAGTCCTTGCGGTTCTCGGGCTCGACGCACAGCGGGCACCTGGCAGCTACGTCCCCGAAGGCTGATTGGACGGCTGCCCGGACAGTTCCAGCTCGGCCTCCGTCACGGTCGCGCCGCTCTCGATCGCGCGCGCGACCTCCATGCGGTCCTGCAGCGTGATGGTGGCCAGGGACTCGTCGGAGACCTTCCCGCTGCGCGGGTCGAGATCGAGCTTGATCTCGTGCCCGGCCGCGTCCCGACAGTTCTCCCACCGCGCCAGGCCGCAGCCGAGGATGAAGAACAGCATGCTCCCCACGTTCGTGCGGGAGTTGCCTTCGCCGTCCACGCCTTGCCCGACGTCGATGGCCATGTGCTCCTCGCGCGCGGTCAGCGAGCGAATGAAGAAGCGCCTGCGCTGCTCCGGCGGAAGCTTGCGCTCCCGCGCGAGCACGTAGAGGCGCTCCGCCTTGGGGTCGATCGCGATCATGTCTTCGTCCTGCTTCTCTGCGCCTGTCGCCTGATGAAGTGAAGTGCCCGCGCCCAACCTCCTGCCGGCAGGCGCGACCCGGTCGTCGACACGCAGGACGTGCGTATCCGAGACGGGGCGCGGGCGGTTCTGTTGTCAGCTCTCACCCAGGGTCAGAAGGCACCCCTGAGCGAGTAGATGAAGATCAGCTCCGAGTCCTCGCGCTCCGCACCGGCGACGTCGAGCCCCGAGAGGTCGAAGGAGACGTCGTCCGTGGCGAAGCCGTCGCGGTCGCCAGCGCCCATCGCCGTGATCTTGCAGCTCGGGCAGGTGAGCAGGAACCGGTTGCCGTCGTTGGTGCCCCAGGACGTGCGCAGCCGGAACGTGTCGCCGACCTGGAACAGGGACTCGAGCGGGAAGCTCGCTTCGGGCCGGATCTCGGGGTTGAACTGCCCCTTGCCCTGGCGCGTGCCCGTGTGGAACGCCACCGTGGTGCCGTTCGTCTGCGTCGCGTCGCGCTGGACCGAGGTCTGGCTGCCGTAGTCGAGCGAGAAGCTCGTGACGCGCGGCGAGTGCTCGCTCGCGTAGCTGTTGTAGCCGGGGTAGCCGGAGCTCGCCTGGCTGCCCACGGTGAACTTGGCGCCCATGAACTTCGGGGGCACCAGCGTGTTGTAGGTCACGCCCGGGACCGTGCCACGGTTGCTGATGCTCGCCAGCGTGCCCTTGAACGTGAAGTTCATGAACACGGGCTTCCCGATCTCGGTGCTGAAGCTGACCGTGCCGCGCGCGCCGGTCATCTTCACGGCGCGCCCGTCCTCGATGAGGCCGAGGGTGAGCGTCGGGATGCGGGTCTGGCTGACCACGGCCGAGGCCGCGATGGTGCAGTCCCTGCCGGCCTCAGTGAGGTTCGTGAGCGTCTCGCCGGGGCCGACGCTGACGATGCCGTCGAGCAGCTCGAAGGCCTGGGCCGCCGCGGCCGCGATCGTGGCCTTCGCCTGCAGAATGGCGCCGGAGACGGTGCCCTTGAACAGGTCGCCAGCGGCGGGAGCGCCGCCGGGGATCGCCGAGACCGCGAGCGCGATCTGCGAGCTCGAGACCGGGAACCAGGCGTAGCCGCCGGCTCCGCCGACGCCGTTGGTCGTGGCGATCACCGTCTGGGTCGAGGGCAGCGTGACGGTGAGCGTCTCCGGGTTGTCGAACTCGTCCGGGGTGACGCCATAGTAGCGGATGCGGGACTGGCCCTCCCAGTGGTCGCCGAGCGCCGTCGCGTTCTCGGTGCTGCCAACGAGAGTGCTGCCATGTTCGATCACCTTCTGGCCGCTCGTGCCACCGAACGTCGAGGCGATGGTCGCGGTCGAGATCGCGGTGCTGCGAAGGCCGCAGGCCTCGAGCACCAGGCTCCAGAACGGATTGCTGAAGTCCGTGGTCCCCGCGACTTCGAGTGTGAACGAGGACTCGGCCTCGACCACGCCGGAGATGGACGTGAGAGGGGAGAGGCTCGCGCGCGAGATCTCGCGCTGGTACTGCTCCTGGTTGAAGGTCAGCGACTGATCCTTCGGCTGCAGCTTGCCGTTCGCGGCGACAAACAGGAGCGCGTCCGAGATGGTGACCCCGGGCTGCGGCTCGGCGGACAAGAAGAGTTGCTTGCGGCGTGTGCTGGACATGGTTCAGTGGCTCCGCGACTCAGGTCGCAACAGTGGGATCGTCGAGGTTGTGGCGGAACTGGATCCGCACGTTGATCTGGGCGAGCGCGACGGGGAACCCGTCGTTCTCGTTGGCGACCTCGACACCCTCGATATAGGTGTCGAACGCGTTGGCGTTCCCCGCGAACGTGCCGCGGCCGAAGTCGGTACGCAGCAGCTTCTTGGCGTCCTCCGCGAAGCGGCGGATGTCCCGCTGCCAGTTGCCCGATTCGTCGTGCTTCATCACGAGCGACACCGCGAGCTTGAGGTTGCACTCGACCTGGTCGATGGCCCCGTACTTCTCGTCGCAGCCGAGGTGGGAGACGATCACGGCCGGCATCTCGAGGCAGGCGAAGGCGTTGCCCTTCATCTCGTGCACGCGCGAGACGGTCGTGTAGAAGCTCGCGCCAGCGACGATGGTCGCCAGACTTGCGATCACGTTCGCCATGATCCGGTCGTGGACGGTGTCGTCGGCGGGCATGTCCTACAGCACCTCCTCGACGCTGGCGCTCATCCGCCAGGCCTTCGCGCTCAACTGCTCGATCTCTGGCGGGCCGAGGAATCGGACCTTGAAGCTCTCGTTGTCGGGCGATCCCAGCGGGGTGTAGTCCATCGCGCGCACGTCGCTGGCGGCGATCCACGCGCGCTCGAGGATCTGGCGCTGGCCGCCGTTCGTGACCCCCCAGACGAAGTCCAGGCGCCGTAGCGGCCGCTGGTTGACCTGCCGCGCGCGCGAGACCATCGACTCGTCGGGCGTCTGCAGCGCGCGCCGCTCGTGCATGGAGGACACTTCGAAGTCCGGGCGGATCCCGGTCGTCTCGGTCCTGAGAGCCAGCGCAGCCATCAGGTGAAGCTCCTCAGCTCGCGGGCGATCTTCTGCAGGGTCACGCGGCGATCGCGCGCCATGCCCTTCCACGTGTCGAAGAAGCCCAGGCGCGAGGCGGACTGCTTGGTGGGGGCCTTGGGCCCGGGCAGCTCGACCTGCTTGACGAAGAGCCACAGCGGGACCGCGCCCTTGCCGGTGCCCGAGGACCTCGCCGCGGCCCTGCTGGGGCTCTTCC